CAAAGTGACTTTACCGCCAACTGGTACAGAGGTTATATAGGCAAGACTATCGTTTTGGCTAGTTAAAAACCATTTTTTCTCAAAAAACACCGCTTGGATATAGCGATAGCTTTGAGTAAAGATGGCATCGTAATATCTAAAATTAAATGCAGCGCACAAGATGTTATTGATTAGCACCTGACCTGCATAAACAGGGCTGGCAAAGTCAATATTAGGAAACATACCATCTAAGCTATCTGAGAGCTTGGAAGTGGTAGAGCCCACTAGGGCATACACCCCATAATCGTTCATAAACAGCACGGAACGGAAGTACGGGAAAATAGCGTTAGGGCGCTTAGATCCTACAGAGGCACTTACGTTTGTGTTTGTAAATATAGTAGTACCACTAGTAGTAACCCTAACATCCGAAAATACGTTGATTGAATCATCCCCAAAAATATACAAAAAGTTATTAGCAGAAAGAAGCTGCTGAATGTTGCCATGAAGGGTTGAGTCCGTTAAGGTTATTGATCCTGCTGAAACGCTTGTGAAGTCACTATAAGACCCCGCAGCGCTGTAATAAATAGTTCGACCTGCTGCGATCCATGTTCGACCTGAAAATGTCGCTATGCTTACGTTTTGCGTGGTATTGACTATGCCTTGCAAAATAGCATTATTGGTTGCGCCACCACCTGAAATGGTGACAACAAGGTTCGCATTGTTTGTGTAACCTGACCCTGGGTTAGTCATTACCACTTGAGTCACTACGTTACCGCTAACAACAGCATTGCCTACTGCGCCTGAGCCACCGCCACCCGTAATAGATACGGTAATGTTAGAAGCATTAGTGTATCCAGCGCCTCCCGAAATGACGTTAATTGTGACTGTTCCAGTAGCAAAGGTAGTGTAAGCTGCTACGGCTGATGCGCCAGTACCTCCGCCACCTGTAAAAGTAACGGTTGGAGCAGCGTTATAGCCTGAACCAGCATTAGATAAACTAACAAAGCCAACGGTATTTGCACCGCTAGTTAAAGACGCTGTAGCGTTAGCTTGTACGCCACCAGTTTGATTCGGGGCTGAAATAGTGACTGTAGGGGCAGTTGTGTAACCAGATCCATTGTTAGTAATAGCTACTACACCTACTGATCCGATTGAAATTACGTTGTTTCCATCCCATGAAGATAGACCTTTTGAGGGATCTAGTATCAACATTCTGTCGTTGTACCACTGAGAATAGCTTATTCCAGCGTTAGAAAACGTACCTGCTACTGCTACGTTTCCTGTAACAGCGGTTTGAATGTTGAAATATTGAGCAGACCCGTCTGTCAAAAAAGCAATGATGTAGTCATTAAGACCAATATTTACAGAAGCTAATTGACTTACGGTATTTGACCAAGTAACCTCTACATTAGAGGAATTGCTTACTTGATTGTAAGTTGGAACAATTTTGATGTTAGCGTAACCAACTGGTTGAGCGTTTTCAATCCAAGAAAACTCATCTTCTTCGATAGCGGTGCGGTTAGCCTTGGTGTTAAGCCCTTTAAATTGCTTAACTACTTGGTATGATTTTTTCTGTTCGGCAGCAGCCATTGTTAATTAGGACTACTGTAAGCGCTTGGTATTCTCCTGGTGTAAACGGTATTGAGAACAGAAGCGATTTGTTTATCGTATTGTTGCTTGTATATCTCAGACTCGCCAAAACTTTGTTCATAAAACTTGGCAAGGTAAGCAGCGTAAAATTTTACGCAAACTGTATAAGGATCGTTGATAGGGTCTGTTGCTGTTGAGGTATTTAAACTCAATGCGGTTGGCAATATGACGGTATCAATTTCTAGTTGATAGACTTGATCTGGTACTGGTCCGAGATATATCTGGCTTTGCCCATATATGGTGAAAGCCAAAGGTCTGCCAATGTAATTTTGCCAAAAACGCAAACGAGCATTAAAGTCAGACCAAGACAAATAATCAAGCGGTACACGGGTGTTCCCCCAGTAAAGGTTGATATTAAGAATATCTAAAGTATTTGATCCTTGAGGCAGCGCTGCGTAATAAATATTTTCGCAATTCCCAACGTATTGCAATTTAGCCGTTCCGTCAGAGAACGGTGTGCTTGGCGGATAGTTGCTGGCGTTAGAAGTTGTTGCGTTAGGGTATGGAGGTGCAGAAGATCCTGAAACTCCAGCCTGAGTGTATTGATAAATATAAATATTGCTAAACACAAAAGTGTTTAAAGAAACTGTTGTGTTTGCCACCCATTGCGTTGGGTTTGCTGGTGTAGCACCGTTAGCTGTTGCTGACGATGGTACTTGATAAGGTGCTTGAGCTACCTGGATTGTGCGTAAGCACCCAGTATCTCTTACTGTTCTTTCTCTTGCAGAATTGATGTAATCAGTTAACTGTGTGTCGGTATAGAAGTTAGCGTTAGCATCATGCAACAATCTGCGTACATCCGTGATATAGCTTGAAAGGGTTGCCATTTATTTGCCATAGTTCATGCTACCGCTTGAAGGACTTTTCCCCCTGCCTTTTTAACGGGCAAGGGTACTCTTTCCACCAACGGGGATAACGATTGGTTCTTTTTTGGTGGTTCGGTAGATATATCCCATTTAGTAAGAATTTCTAAACCCTTATCTAAATCATTAGAGGTTACTATCCATCCTAGCCTAGCCAAGTAAGGCTCTTTGTTGTCCTCTCCGTAACCAAATATATGACGAGCAACTTCAACAGGTATTTCTACCGTTTTGTTGGGTTCAAACACATAAAACACACCTCCATATCCATCTTTATGGGTTTTGTCAGTGTGGTTGGTTACAAATATATTGGACATTAAAAATTCACTACATCGCCATATACAGAAAAGTTTACAGTATTAGCATTACCTGATGCTGTAACTACGTTAATGTATAGAGCTTGGGTTTGAAAACCAGTAACAGTTGTATTGGCGTTATAAGGAGCAGCAATGTTGAGGTCTTGATAAGTATTACCAGCAGTAATATTTGTCAACACTACGTTTGCTACAACGGCATTAGAAATGTTTTGGTCGCTGCTAGTAGTAATGGAAATATTTGCAAGAGCCACGTTACCGCTAGATCCGCTTACTGTAACTCTGCGAAGAATTATAGCGCCAGATCCAACGGTTGCGTTTGCGTTTGTCAAACCACCGCTTAACAACGGAATAATAATGGTTGTTGCTGCATTACTTGTTGTTGTGTTTAAAGCGGTAGATTTGACAATTGCTAGTCGAGTATATCCAAAACTGTCTTGCAATAACGATGCTACTCTATTTGCATTAGACATTTATTACCCCTTAACTGTTAAATGTGCCAGTTACAGGAATACCACCGTTTACAGTAATTAGCTGCAAAGTTGTATTAGAACCGCCAACAATCACGTTAGCCTGTACGTTTACACCGTCAGAAATAACAACGCCACCAGAGTTAGCAACATATACGTTTGAATATGTAGCTACGTTAGTTGAAGTGTTGTAGTTTGAAACGGCTTGAATTACTACGTTTGAAGTAGCAAAAGCAAGGTAAGTACCAGCAGGAATTACATTACCCGCAGTAGTAACGGAAATGTTTGTGGCAGCTTGCCAATACGCACCAGGCGTATTTTCGTAAGTACCAGCAATGAGGATTTTATTTAAACCGAGTGCCATGTTATCAGCTCCTTATAGTGAAATAGAGTTATAACCAGACACCACAGTCATTGACTTAGGCTTGGTGCTTACCAATTCGGCAATCATCAAGACAGCGCCAACATAACCGATTTGCCAGTTTGGTAATGTAGATTCAAAACCAGTAAATACGAAAGAACCTTGATCGTGGATATAAAGGTTTAAGTAGTTACTGTTGATGAAGTACATGATACCTTCAGGACAGTATGGATCTGGATAAACAGGAACACCAGCGACCATCAAAGCACGGAAAGCTGCTTGAGGACCGTTAGAATCGCCATCAAAAGCGTTTCCTGGGGTAATAACGTATTGCTCTTGACCTACGTAGTCTTGTGCTAACAAAGTCCATGTACCAAAACCGCAAACGGCAAAGGTAGGAACTTCAGCACCTTTTTTCACAGTACCAGAAATGTACTGCAATACGTTTTGACGTGTTGGGTTTACAGAACCTGCTGCATAACGAGTGGATTTCCACCAAGCGTATGTAGAGCGGTTAATGTTACCGTAAGTAGCTAAGTTTGTACCATCATCAATAGCGCCTGGCAAGCCAATAAACTGTTGTGTGTTGGTGTAGTTAGTGTAAAGCGCAGTAGCCATTGCATCCATCATTACGTTGGTCGCATCGTTCATACGAGCTTCAATCAATGGAATAATGGCGTAATCTTGCTGAACTGCACCTTCCATACCTAAGAAAGGTACTGGGGCAATCATTAACTTTAAATTAAATTCAGCGTTAAATGCACCTTGCTGAACTGCTGGCTGGTTAAAAGAACCAGAGTAGTCAGACCATTGTGCGTTAACAAACTGAGCGCCTTGAACTGGCACGGTAACTTGGGACACACCGCCTGAAGCCTGTTGACTATTTGCAATCAAAGCAGCCATCAAAGGTGTGCTGTTGTAAAGCTGTACGACCAGCTTAGGGATAAACGCTCTACGAGTTACGTAAGTTAACTCATTATACTGCGATGAACCCGAGGCTGGAACAATTCCTCCGCCTATTGGCATAATAAACTCCTAAAGTAAATATCCCCTATTTACTACTTATTTAAAACCGATAGGTCTTGAGTTTTGTTTGCTCATTTCCATCAGCGCTTTTTGTGCTTCATCTCTAGCGCCCATTACTGGGTTCTTCCAATACTTTTCAAGGTTAAACTTATTCATTGGGCTAGAGCTGTATCCCATTGGAGTTGGCGTTGCTGCTTGCTTCATCCAGTCAAAATATTGAGCTGCTGTTTCGTGATTAGTAACGCCTTGTTCAAGCATTACTTTTTCGATTTCAGCAATTTCTTCTTCGCTACGACCTAATTTTGCTCTGCGCTTGTTTAGTTCTTCAACTGCATCACGCTCACGTAACTTAGATTCTAAAGCCATTACTCTTTGTTCGGCATCATTAACTTTAGAGTTAGTGTATTCCTCAATGTCGAGTTCTGGCACTGAAAGCTCAGGGCGAACCTTTTTGGTCATACGTAAAAATTCTTTACGTGTGTTTGGATTGTCAGACAATTGCTTGGCTAACAATGCCAGTTCATCACGTTGTTCTAATGAAAGATCTTCTAAAGACATAATTTATCCCCTTTTTCTTTAGATAACTTTTTTAGTGTCACCAGGATGGCTCATAGTCATCATGTTCTTAAAACCTGCTTTAGAAGCAGAAGTTAAGCCACCAAACTGTGAAAAACGAGGTGTGTTAATAACTTGACCATTTTTTTGGTTGTTATCAGTAGGTCTGCGAGGTAATGCAGAGCCACGTGGTTTAAAGAGTTCCATGATAATTCCTTATTGTGGAGTTGCGGAAGGCATACCACCTGGCATACCACCAGGAGGAGGAGGCATACCGCCACCACCGCCAGGAGGCATTGGAGGAGGCATACCGCCAGGTGACATACCTGGGATTTGTGGCGCTTGTTGCATTGCTTTGCCTTCAGCCGTTGCGCCACCAGCTTGAGGTAATGTTTGAAGCATTTGCATAATTTCGGTAGGCTGAAGTTCATTAACTTTAGACTTCTTAGGACCGATGATTCCTGTCA